TTGTCCAAGCTCAAGAAAAAGCAGATAAAAAGATAACCGATGCAGTTATGGGAGCTGTAGCCGTTGGAGGAGACGCTGTTGTCTTGAGTAAAATTGCAGAAATTCAAGCCAAACTCCAAACTGCCAAAAGATCTCAAATCGACCAATATCTTAAAGCCAAGAAAAAACAAGGTTTATTTAAAAAACCATTAAAGGCCAAAGGATATAATATTCAAAATGCAAGAGCAGATGCTATTTCTATTCGAGGATCAAAGTCTATGGCAACTCAACAACAAAAAAATCAAGTCATTGATTATTTTAAATTAACGGGATATCATGTAGATCCTGAATCAAAATATAAAGATGTAGAAATCGTAATCAATTATCCCAAAGAAGTGATGGATGTAGTCGATTATTTTGCAGATTGGAAACGACCACCTCCTACAACACAACAACAACAACAAGAACAACATAAAAAATTTCAACAAGGAATCAAGGATAAGGAACGCGCTTTATGGAAATTGGTTAAACCGGTTTTAATAAAAATGGGAATTAAAGACTTTTCCTACAATGAGGTTTCTTATGCAAGTGAACTCACATTTGATAGAATATGGATTAGACCTAAAGATTTTACCACCGACTTTGTGAAAAATTTGAAAAAAGTTTTACCACCTGGTTATAGCTTGAGTTTACAAGTAGAACCGGCAAGATATGATAATGATGGAGGAATATTAATGGATTTATAATGTACCAGTGTTGTTTATACTTTGCATCCACAGTTATTACGAGAAATTCTAATGGTTCGTTCGCCTGTAACGTCATTAAAAATTTGATTTACAAAAGCTCCATTAAATTCCGAAAAAATTCCACTGGCTACAAAAACGGTGCTATTTAATGAAACATTACCAGTGGTAAGATTTCTATTAGTATTTACATAATTTAATATGTATTGAATGGAACCCAAAGTATTATTTTTTCCATCAGATACGTTATAAGTATAGGTTTCTTGTGTTGTCACAGAGTCATTTGCAATCATGGTTGTTACATTCATGTGAGTATTTAATGGATAGGCATAACAGGGAATAACAGGAGAATATCCTACAATATCAAAAACAATTTGAGACCAATAAACTTGTTGATTTCCACTTGGTGAAGCATTTACGCTTACAACTTGTGCGTTTTTACGGTTATAATGAAAAACAATAGTAGACATTTCTATTATTATACAATAATTTTTAATTTCTGTAAAATTGTAAATAGAATTAGCTTTCACTTCTTGTAAAATTGATGAGGTTATACTAAAACTTTTATTTTCTAAATGATAGAAGATAAATATTTACAAGTTGTTGCCCATTTTTATCGTGGAGAAATGAATCGATTAACGGTTTATCGAACACGATTAGATACTACATTTCAATATTCTATTTTATTGACGTCAGCTTTACTAGTCTTTAATTTACAGCATTCAACATTACAGTATTTTCCATTATTAATTCTTTTTCTAAATTTTCTTTTTTGTTTTGTAGAAACTCGAAGATATCGATATTTTTTAATTATTCAAAACAGAGTTTGTATTATGGAAAAAGGATTTTTATGCCACCAGGTCTTGAACAAAGAAAATGATTCAAATTGGAAAACAGAACTTTTCAATATTTTTAGCAATGTGAATTTTACCAAAAATTTTCTTGCTTGTTTTTGTATTCGTTATTTTAGAAATTACATTTGGTTGATTGATTTTATAATTTTGGTTTGGGGATCTTTTATAAAATTTCCCAAAATATTGTATTACGTTATTTTGGCGATGGTTTGTATACAACATTTATTTTATTTTAGAATGAATATTGATTTGCCTGATTTATGAAATTCCCTAAAATAAATTTCTTGTTTATTTAAAAAAGATATAATAGGAATAAAATGAATTTGTATTATTTTATTCCTGCTTTATTTTTTATACCATTTAATTTTAATAAATACTTTTGGCTTTTCTACATATTTAGTCTTATAATGTATAGTAAATATTCAATGAAAAGAATACTCAAAAATGAATTTATAAAAGGAGAACGATTTGCCTTGGGAGGTATTCAAAAAGATGAAAGTGCAGAATGGTTAAATATAATTTTAAAAAAAATTTGGATATTTTACGAACCTGTTCTTTGTGAAAACTTGCGAAAAGAAATAAAACCTGTTCTTGACAACTTGCAAAACAAACTAATACAAAAGATGGAACTGGGAAAGCTTACATTTGGTAAAAATGCTCCTTTTATTATTTCTTCTCGAGTTTTAAATTCAATGGAAAATAGAATTGTATTAGATTGCGTTTTAGGATTTATAGCTCCAGACTTGGATATAATTCTTTTTATTAATTACTTGCCTTTTGGAGTTGCACAAGTGTTTTTTAGAGGAAAATTAAGGCTAGAATTAGATTTAATACCAGATTTCCCTCATGTCAAAACTTGTTTGATAACCTTTTTAGAAAAACCAATACTTAATTTTAATCTAGTTCCCTTAAAAGTTAATTTGATGAATATTCCAGGAATTTCACTTATTTTAAGTGATTTGGTCAACAAGATTATTAAAGATCAATTGGTTTATCCTAACCGTAAAATACTATCCATTATTAATAATACTTTGGTCAACAAATTTGAATTTAGCGGACTATTATTTGTAAGAATTAAAAGTATTATAGGAAAAGATCAGTTATTAAATACTAGTATAAAGCTAACATCAAATCTTTGCGAATTCAAGGGAAATATTAGTCATGGTTTTATTTACCCAATGATTATTGATAAAAATCCAAATATAGATTTACTATTGTTGAATATTAGCAATACGCTAACTAGTATTATATTGAAAAAAACTTTTGTAAAATTACCATTAGAATCAAAACAGCTTTGTCTTGAAATTTCAAAAACTTTTAAAATTAATTTTGAAATGGAATTTGAACCTTTTCATGAAACTTTGAATGCTCCAAGTGGAGTATTTCAAATTATTATTCATTCCGCAAAAGATTTATTACCAATTAATTTTAATGGACTAAGTGATCCTTATTGTGTCATTTATAGTAATGATTCTCAAATTTTCAAAACTCCAGTTATTCAAAATACATTAGCTCCTATATGGAATTCTAGCTTTGAATTTGCTGTAAATGATATATCACAATTGAAAATCAAGATTAAAGTATTTGATCATGATAATTTGTCTATTCATCGTCAAATAGGACAAATAGAATTGGATTCTCATGAAATTATAAATATAGACAATAAGTGGATTAGTTTAAAAAAAGGATTTTTATGTATAAGCACAAAGTTTTACCCAATAAAAACTCCTGTAGGATTTGAAAATTTCCAAACCATATTGGAACATAATGAAACTATTCCTACCAAAATTGTAAAATCATGCACTTGTTTTTATTTCTAATTTTGGCGATTATTTTTAACTTGTCTCTAATTAGAATGGTTTGCCATCACGAATTTGACATTTGTCTCGCTACATCCCATTACGCATACTTTAGTCTTTACCAAAGTTATTATCAGTATTGGAAAAAAAGCTATTCGATTATAAAAATTAATCGAATGTATTACAATACATCATTTCTTTATCCTTCAAGTATCCCAATTGTATTTAGTTACAATTATACTGGACAATCGAATGGGTCCTATTGGGGACTTGCTTATTTTAATCAACTAAATGGTTCCTATACATTTGCATTACCTATACAATCTACTCAAACTGTATGTGAACCTTTAACACAAAGTGTAATTCAAAAATTGCCAATAGGAGTTACATATAATTTTAGAGAATACGTAAAAAATTTTAATTAATTTTTTTTTCTTTAACAAAAAAAAAATGACAACACTAAACGATTCAGCAAAAGGATTATTGTTAATATTTTTAGCAATTATTTGTAACTATTTGGGAGATACCATGAATTGCGGTATCCAATACGCCATGTTCAAGCACCCCGTTATTAAATGGTTAATTGTATTAGGTCTTATTTATTTCACCATTAATTTTACTTCTTCAAGTAGTGTCAATCCAAGTTGGTTATTTCTAAATTCCTTTATTATTTTATTAGTATTCATCTTGTTTATGAAACAAAATAAGATTACCTTTTATGTATCTTTATTTTTGTTGGTTGTAATATTTTCGATAAATCAATACTTGGCATATTACCAAAATTTAGAATCTAATGAGAGCCGTCAAAAAACAATTTCAAACTTGAAAAAAACATTACTCGGTTTGGAAATTATTTTGATTCTTATTTTGGTTTCCGGTAATCTAATATATTTGTATAGACAATATAATGAACATAAAACTGATTTTAGTTTAGTCCATTTTTACTTTGGAACCAATAAATGTAAATCCATAGCAGAACAACAACAAAAAATTAAGAAATAAGAGATTTATTTTTCAAGAATAATTTGCGTTTCCAAATTTCAATCGCGAGGTTATGACCATGAGAACTTTTGGGATCACTAAAAGAATTTTGTTTATATAAATTATTCAAGTCTTGTCTAAATTTTATAATTTGTTCAATTTGAGATTTTAGTATTTCATCCATTTTATCTATAGAATCTAAAGCATCTATATCTCGATATAGATTGATAATTTTATTACATTTTTCACAGTGATGAAATGAATCCTTGTAGGTTTTTAAAAGATTATTAATCACATTTTTTTCAATCGTCTTGAGTAAATGTTGATTGTTTTGTATATCTTTTTTGACTGCAGGGTCAAGAGTCTTAAGCTGTAGGTAATCTAGAAATGTTAATCCATTACAATCTTTGATGAAATAATCTAAATTAAACTTGCTCAAGTATTGAATAAAATCAGAGTCATCTTTTTTTACAAAAGAAATGTTTTTAATATAGTCATGTAAAGGAGTATTACCAGGATCTTCAATCAGACCAAGTTTACACAATTTTTGAACCGATTCAGGGAAATTTTCCAAAAGATAATAAATCATTTTTTTACTATCCATCGCAACGGAAAAATTACGATGAGCAAATCTTTCTCTCCCAAAATTCCAAAATAGTTTATGAACAAAAGTATAGCCTTCAGGGTGATAAACGCTTAGTTGGTCATAAACATTTTTATTATCTAAATATTTTATCAAATCTTCAACAGAGGAAATAATAAAAAGAGGAGATATATTTGACGCAAAATCTGGATCACAACTAGCCAAATAACAATATTTACACAAATTTTCTTTATTTTCACGATCAGGAATAATTCTTTCACTATAGTCAATCATTATATGTTGATAAATTTGAAAAATAAAATTAAATCATCATTTTTGGAAATTGATGTTGTATAATTAATTCAAAAATAAATTAATTATGGAATCAAAAATTTCTGTTCCTTTTTTAACAAAATTTGAAAAAGCAAGAATATTGGGAACTAGGGCTTTACAAATCAGTTACAATGCTCCATTGATGATTGATCCAGGAAACGAAATGGATCCAATAAAAATTGCACAAATGGAACTGGATCAAAATAAACTTCCATTTATTGTTGTTAGAAATTTACCTGATGGTAAAACGGAATATTGGAAAATTGACCAACTTGAAAAATTATCAAGGTAAATCAATTTAAAAGATTTTTTATTCTTAAAATTAAATGGAAATTGAAATTCCAGTAGACAACAACACTTCAGTAAAATTAAACTATAATCCAAGTTTACAATATCAATATAGTCAAGCAGAAATTTTACAAAAGGTAAAACTCGATTTAATACTTTTAGAGCGAATGTTGACGATTCAAAATCTAAATCTTGTCGATAAAACAGTTTTAAAATTTTTGTATGAAAAGGCGCAAAATTTTAGTGATGATTGGAAAATGGCTTTTATAATTTTTAAATATACAGATGTGTATCATAAAAAATTAATTCCTTGTTATGTAATTTGATGTGAAAATTGAAAAAATTAATTTTGTATAAAATTAATTTCAAGACATGACTCCTTTAAAAATTGTAAAATTAGCTTTACAAACTAAAGAAGCCTTTACATCTTTTGAATTTAATGAAACATTTATTGAAACTTATTCACGTTTAAATTCTAATCAGCTTGATCAAATTTACCAACTTTTATATAAATTTGCAAATCAAGAGCCAAACTATTACGGTACATTCAAAAAAAATATTTATCAAAAGCAAGTTGAATTGATAACCATGTATTTAAAAACTAATTATCAAATAACTGGAGAAATTACATGTTTCATGTTTTGGAAAAGACATTTTGAAAATATAAACAAAATAACACGTGCAGAGTTTATTGAAGCCTTTCAAGATTTTTTTGATAATCATCCAAAAGAAATTTATTTACAAATTCCCGAAGAAATATATTTTGATGAATTTTTAGATTGGTGTCAAGATGGAATTTATGAATGGATTCAATTTTTAACCTGTAGTTGCAAACAAGTATTTATGTTGACTCAAAATCATACGCCTCTAAAAATTAAAGAACTCTTGGGATTTAATATAGATCAATTAAGTGTTGGAAATGAGTTTGTAATTTTCTCAACTACTCATGGAAACATTTATAGTTATGGGAAAGGTTCATTTGGAATATTAGGACATGATAATTTAAAATGGTATAGAGAACCAAAATGTATAGAATTTTTTAGAGAAAACAAAATCAAATGTAAAAAAATTGTCTGTGGTTATGCTCATGCTTGTTTAATTACAGAAAACAATGAATTGTATACTTGGGGTTCTGGTGATAAAGGAAGATTAGGATTGGGAGACTACAAGGACAGATACTTTCCTTGTCTAGTTGAAACCTTGAAAGGTTTCAAAATAATTAAAGTTTCTGCAGGTTCACTACATACATGCGCTTTATTAGAAAATGGACAAGTTTATTCTTGGGGAGAAAAAGAAACAAATGGGCATAATACAGAGTCCAATATTAGATTTCCCAAGCTTTTAGAAACTTTAAAAGATGAAGAAATAATTGATATTTCAATTGGATTTGGTGGTTACCATACTCTTGCATTAACAAAAGATTCCAAAGTTTATTCTTGGGGACAAAATAGAGTTGGTCAATTAGGTTTTGCAAATGAATCTACATTTCCAATTAATTCAGAAAATGCATTTTACTATCCAATACCAAAATTAATTGAATCGATAAGATATTTACCTGTAAAAAAAATTGTAGCGGGTTGGGGAAATAGCGCCATTATTACAGAAAATGGCAATTTGTATGTTTGTGGAAAAAAAACAAAAGAAACCTTAATTGGCGATTTTAAAATAAATGAAAGAGGTCATTTTTATATAGATAAATTTTCAAAACAAAAAGTATCCAATATAGAAAATGTTGAATTTATCAATGATGAAATGTTATTTTTAGACAATCAAAATAATATATATGACCAAACTAGAGAATATTTTTTTGAAAAAAAAATCGAAAGTATACATTCAGCTGGAAATTCATTTTATATCCAGTTTGGAAATTTTAAAGTTCCAACATTACAAGAACAATGTAAAAAAAAGCTTAAAATCTATTAATAATTTGTGTGGCGGCAAATTGTCCATTTTTTTCTAAATAATCTAGACTTTCATCTGGATTGATTTTTATCAAGATGAGAAACATGGCATATTCATCTAGTTTTATTTTTTCCTCAAAAGTACAGCTTAATAAATGAATAATACTTTTATCTATTTGCGGAGGTAGATTTGATTTTGTTGTTCTTGTCAAATCAAAACTTTTTTGAGTTGAAAAACCCATACTTCCCAAATCAATAAATTGAACTTGTAGACTTTTTGGATCGACAATTATATTTGAAAGTTTTAGGTCACCATGAAAGATGTTGTTACTATGTAGATTTTTGAGTGCCGAAATTAAATTTGAACATTGTAATTTTTTATCATATTCTGACAATTTCTTTTTTTCCAAAAATTTATTCAAAGTTTCACCGTCTTTGAATTTGTTTTCAAAAAGAATGGCTTGTATTTCAGGGTAAATTTGGATTACATATGGTAACGGTATATCCTGTTGACTTGAAATAAACTCAGCAACATTTTTTTCGTATTCAAATGATTCCATGTTAAAAATTACTTTTAAAATTTTTTTTTTGGCCAAGTCCATGTACACACTACCTCCTCCAGATCCCCCTCCACGAGGTAATAATTGATGTGAAAATTCTTTAAATTCAGTGTCTAAAATAATTTCTATTTGTTCAAAAGGGATCATTTTTTTATACTTTGAAAAATAATTTCATCATCAAATAGGTAATCAAAATCAAAAACAAAATGGGAACAATGATTGACAAATTTTCTATAACTTTACTTACAGTTTTCATACTCAACCTTAAATTTAATTTATCACAAGCTTTGGTAAATAAAGCAGGATCTTTTTTTTGAAATGAAATCATAGGATACATTCCATACTTGTTAAAATAGGGTATTTGTTTGAACATTTTATCAGCATGAATATTCATATTTTTTTTTCCATATTCAGTATAGTTTAAAATTTTTTCCATACCTCGCTTGTTTAAAATATAAGAATGAGCATTCAATGGGCTCCATAATTTAACAATACTAGTGGTTACTAAAAAAGATACAGGTAAAGGATAATTACAATAACCTAAATAAAAAATATCCCATTTTTTGCTATTCGAAAGCCATTGATTTACATTTTCTAATTTTTTTAAAGAAACTTTTTCAATTCTAGCATCTTCTTCCATAAATAATACAAATTGATGATTATTATTATAAGCTTGTTTAATCATTTCAATGTGATTTTTGGTAATATCTAAAGCAACATCATCCACGTAATCTTGATTGATTATTTTAAATATGGACATGTTAATAGACCCTTCGTTTTTATTTACAGTTTTACCTTCTACTTCGTAAAAGTTTACTTTTTTATCCGGAAACAATTCATTCAACGATTTTTGAAGCTCCGTCTTGTCGTTTTTTAAAAGTTTTAGTACATAAATACAGTCAATGACTTGAAGCATGTTTTCAAAAAAAGATTGATTCTTTTAAACCTTTTTGAAAATTGATCAAATTATTTACAAAATAAAATTTGTCATAAATTATGGAACTGTTTGATTATACTTATGATGATAGTGATAATGAAATGACTTTTAATACGTTACCTATTGCTAAATTAAAAAATGTTATTATTGATTGTCCTTCCTCTTTTGCTTTTAAAGCTGTCAAAAATGATTTGGATAGACTTCGAGAGGAGCAATTTGAAGAATCCATAAATATTACAATGAAAGATACTAGCACATTGGAATTTACCATTAGCAATGATAACCAACTTTGTGCTCTATTTACATTACAATTTAATTCAAAATATCCGTTTGAAGCCCCTAAAATGACTTTTATAGGTCCTCAATATGATTTTCCTACCAATTTAGATTTGACTCTTAATTTTAAAAAATTTTCTCAATCGGAATGGTCTATTCGAGAATCAATTTCTACAATTATCATGGATATTTTAAACGTTATTTTTCAAAAAAAAATTTACTTTACGACTCTTTCGTGGCGAGAGGAAGAAAAAGTGGTGATTGAGTTTCTTAAAGAAATGAATTATTTTAGTAATCCCAGTTATTTTGATGAATGTCAAAAAACTCATGAAAAAGGTGAGGGAACGGGTTATGGTAAAAGCACTGATGTTAATCAATCCATGATTATTGAAGAAAAGGAAAAAATCAAGATACAAATGTTTAAAAAGTGTTTTGACATTATGACTAATGATACAGAATTAAAACTTTATATAAATTGTTTAGATATACCGTCCAAACTTCAAGTATATTTAGAGAATAGTTCTTTTCTACATGTTAATAATATTAAGGATTCTGTATCTCCTTGGGTTTCCTTTTTTCAAAATGAGACACTCACAAAGTCTTTTCATGAAAAGAATAGTGTAAAAAACTTTTCTATGTTAGAAAATGGTCCTAATATCATTGTTCCTGAAACTGAAATTGACAATTTTTTTAACAGTCATTATTATTGTAAAGAAAAACCAAATACGGAAGCTTTATCGAAAAAACTTTTTAAACGAATCGTGATTGAAATGATGGATATGGATGTTCTTGCAAGACAATCGGATAATTTTAGATTTGCTTGGACACCAGAAAAGTTTCAATTTTGTAAATTTATTGTATTTTCTGAAAACGAACCTTATTTTGGAGGAATGTTTGAATTTCATCTATATTTTCCCAATAATTATCCAGGGTCTCCTCCACAAATTCATTTGGTTACCACTGGAGGTAATACGGTTCGTTTTAATCCAAATCTGTACGAGGGAGGAAAAGTATGCCTTTCTTTACTAGGAACATGGTCAGGGGAACAATGGAATCCAAATATCAATTGTATGACTCATGTCATTCAAGCTATTTCGGTAATGATTCTTTCAGATCAACCCGTGCAAAATGAACCTGCTTATTCTTCATCCATGTATTTTGATTCAGAAGATAAACAGGAAACAAGTGAGATATTAATGGTTCGAAAATACAAATTTCAAATAAAATTTTATGTATTGAAATATGCACTCTTAGAACATCTTAAAAATCATAGCTCTTTATTTTATCCTCTTTTTTGTCAAATATTCAAAACTAAACGTGAGACAATCTTAAATTCTTGTGAAAAGTATTTACAGATTAGTCAGTCTCCAGGCTTTATAAAAATTAAAAGTGCCAAAGGATTTCAAGAAAATAAAGAAGCAATTTTTGAAAATCCAGTGTTTTTAGAAACGGTTATTCAAGAAATCAAGGACCTCCTGCAGGACGATTAAATAAAATACCTTGGTATGGACCAGGAATTTGCTTCCAAAGTAAATAACTGGCGTCATAAATTATAGCAAGAGCTGGACCATTATTGAGTGATCTTGGGTATGTTTGATCGGTTACAAATACCGAAACATCGTTTGAAACTGCAGGAGTGCAAGTTGGTGTAATAAAATCTAAAGGAATAAAACTTTCAATGGGCAACGTAGTGAGACTCATATCTAATTTAAACAAATATTTTTTTTTAACTTTGCTGAATTAAATGACACAGTGTTATGTTTTAAAAAAACAATTTGTCATGACAGCTGAAATGGATAAATGGGTAGAATTTCTAAATAAATATGAAACTGAATGTTATAATATTTTGACATTTAAAAATACTACACCTCTACCCCCTTTGAAAAAAATGAGGGTTCGTTTCTATTTTAATATCATGAAATTTATGATGGAAGAAAAAGAGATTATAAATTTATCTTATGGATTTATTCCATCTCAATGGCGACTTTTAAAAGAAATAAAAAAAACTTGCGAGATTGAAAACTTTTCAAAATTTCTAGGAAAAAATTTAAAAGATCAATGTAAAACTAGAAAAAACTATATTATTTCTGCAGATTTGAAATGTAATCTAGATGTTCCTTCAAATACTTTGGAAATAAAATCATTGTCTCTTTTAAAGTTGTATCATTTTATTTTAGAAAATAGTGAATTATTTAATATTGTTTCTTTGCCTTGTAAAACAGATGGAAAATACTTGGTTGATCATGATTAAATTATTTGAAAACAATAAACAATATTATTTTATTGTTTATTATTAGGAAATGTTAAGTGGACCTACTACTTTTGCCGAATATCTTTGTTTGAATCCTCAATTATCAGGATTTGTAAATTTATATTCCAATTCTCCCTTATTTGGTATCATTGGAACGCTTTCAAATACTCAAATATTTATTCCCAACAATGATGCATTGTATAATGCTGGGAATCTTTTAAACAACTTTGCTCCAACACAGATTGATGAAAATTTCTTGTATTCTTTGGTTCCAATTACTGATTCAACAACACAATGTACTTTATTACCGGGTTATAGTGTTGAAGTGACTCCAACAACGGTAAATGGAATTCCTATTATTACTATTACTTCTTTGGCCAAGGGGAATATTGCCTATACCATTGGAACTTATTTAATACCAACTTCTCCAGATCCTAATTGTTTACCTCAATAATTTAAAATTATTTTAATAAAAATGAATGTTTACACAATGAGATCTCATTCATGTGATTTAAAAACTCAATGTATAGTTCCAAAAGGATGTTTATATGTGACTTTAAAAGATTATGGAGAAATTTTTTTTAAAGATGACAAGGCAAAAACTTTTCTTACCCTTTTTTCAAAAAATTCTTACTTGTTAAAAGATCCAATAAAATATGCCAAAGCCTTGAAAAAAATATTTGGAGTAAATTTGGATATAATCAAACCAGGAGAGTTTTATAAAAATACAATTTATAGACCCTTGTTGTCGTGGAAAATTGGAGAAATATTATTATCTGAAAAATCGGGATTATTTCAAATGGGAAATTTAAAAGATTTTTATGATGGGGAATTTTTACAAAGTTTTAAAAAATTAAATGAAAAAAATTTGGATTTAATTTATAGTAATTCGATTTACCCTAGTTTAGATGAATTAAAAAAATCTTTAAAATTTCCCATTCATTATGAAACTTTGAAAAAAAAACTTGCAAAAATATCCCAAAAAGAACTTTTTGAAGTGTTTCCTGGAATTTATTATAATTTTACATGTAGAAAATTTTGTTAATTTTGAAAATCTAAACACGCTTGGTATTCGCGTAGTCGGTATTTTTTCAATGCTACAGATGGTTTCATATTCCATCGTTTCATCATATCTAAATATTCATTATTCTTGTCCAAATGATAATAAATTTCTGGTAAATCATATTTTTCAATTAAATATTCTAGCCAATCTATAAATTTTGGAACAGGTCGTTCTTGACGAGTTTTGATTTTTATTTTTAGTTGATAAAGCCAAACTAATAATGTTAAAGAGTTTTGTAAAAATTTTTCTACTGGAAAATCATTACAATACAAATTGTAATGGTTTCGACAATTTTCACAGGGAAGAATGGTACGGAGATTTTCAAAAAAAAAACCAATGTTTTTTTTATTTCGTTTATTTATTGTGCAGGCTAAAGCTTCCATAGAAGACCAAAAACCTGGCCCCCATATTTCAGGGTCAATATTAATTTCATCTGTCATAAGAAAGAATCGTTCTAATAGTAGTAAATAAAAAATTTCTTCTTGAAAAAAATTAAATTTAAACAGAGAAAAAAAAAAATTAATTTTTTTTTTTAACTTGATAAAGATAAAATGTCACAAATAAGCTTAACAGGTTCATTACGTACATGCAAGGTTGATCAAGGCTGGGCCGCCCGTATTCAGTCTGATCGTTTCGAAAATCCCGAATTATTAGTTTGCCCCGTATGGTCCGGATACGATAACACCAATCGTCCCGTTTGTGTTGATTCTTTCTACACCAAATCCCCCGGATGTAACAGTCCTCTTGACAGAATTGACGTTGAAAACTATCTTCGTCCTCAATACATGGAATACATCAACTTGGATGCCGAAGGTTTCCGTTACAATCAAGACATTGAACAAGGCCCTGTCGAAAATTTCGAGAGTTGCCGTAACTCCAACACTGACATGAGCTGCTACAACGCTGGTGTCCGTACTATTAATCTTGAACAACTCCCTAAAATCACTGGAAACTTTAACCAAAGTCCCAATGGTGCTCAAATCTACCCCAGATGTGGAACTTACCCTATTAACCGTGCCATGACTCAAGAAGCTGTTGTTGCTCAAGCTCACCGTAACGCTGAAGCTGTCCAACACAATGTCCAACAAAAATCCATGCGTGACAACTCTGGCATGTAAAATTTTTATTTTACCATTTTTTCCTGTAATGAAAAATGATTTATTTTCATTTCTTGGATAGTTTAGAATCAATGCAACAACACTTTAAAAAAAATTGGGTAATTTTTTCTCAAATTTTATTTACTCTTAATTCTGGATTTTTAAATTTAATCACGTTTAATTCATGTTATCAATTACCATCGTCACACGTTACTGGTTTGATTACACGTTCAGCAATTGAAATATTTAATTCTAATTATACAATGTTTGGAATTGTTTGTTCTAATTACCTAATGTATTTGTTAGGAACAATTATTTCTGGCTATTTTTTGGAAATTACTGAATTTGTATTGACATTGAATCATTTTCTCATGATTGGTTTACAAATTTTAATTTTGATCCTCTTGACTCTAAATTATTTTAATTGCTTACTAGTTTTATTATTATCAAGTTTAGTATTAGGATTACAAAACGGTATTTCAAGTAGTTTAAGTAATCATTCATTACGATCGACTCATTTTACTGGATTGACTACTGATATTGGAATGTGTTTAGGTCAAATGATGAAAAAAAATTATGAAAATTCTTTCAAATTTTTAATTTGGATATCAAGTTTATTATCTTATTTTTTGGGTGGCTTAATTGCAACAGTTTGTTTAAAATTTTCACCAAATAATGTTTATATTTTTAATATTTTTTTATTATCTGTAGTGTTTATAATCTTTATCAAAAATAAATGAAAGAATCCACTAGTTTTTATGAAAATATAAAAAATTATTTGGCAAAAACTCCAATACCAAAAGACAAAGATTATGCTTTTCTATTGAAACCTAGATAATGGCTTAATAGGGTATGACTATAATAAAAAATGGAACAACCTTTTCTATTAGAAACCCCGTTAACTTTAGAGTGGTCAAAAATATTGTTTACGATACCTAAAAAATATAAAAAAATATTACAAAATGTCTCTGGAAAAGCTCCTCATAGTAAAATTACAGCAATTATGGGACCATCAGGATCTGGAAAAACTTCTTTATTGAACGTTTTGGCCTGTAGAGTTGTGCAAGATAAAAATATATCTTTGACAGGAACAATTTATATTAATCATCAATTGAGAAATGAAAAAACGTTTTCAAAATCAATAGCTTATGTAGAACAACATGATTTGCTTTTTCCTTTTTTAACAGTCAAAGAAACGATTACTTTATCTGCCAAATTTAATGGAAATTTAGTTAGTCATTTAGTGGAAGACACTATGCGCCAAATGAGTTTAGAGAAATCAAGAGATACACTTATTGGAAATGAAACAGTTCGAGGACTATCTGGAGGCGAAAAAAAAAGAGTAGCAATTGCAATTCAATTAATTTCCAATCCAAAAATTTTATTACTCGATGAACCAACAAGTGGATTAGACAGTTTTCAAGCAATGGCAGTTTTTCAAAATCTCAAGGTTCTGGCCAATCAAGAAAAAACAATCATTGCATCAATACACCAGCCAAGTTCTGCCTTGATGGAAATGGTGGATCATTTAGTTTTATTAAGCGAAGGTAAAACTATTTTTAATGGACCCTATATTGATGTATTAAATTATTTTCAAACGATGGATTTTCATTGTCCAGTAAACTATAATCCAATGGATTTTATAATTGATCTTGTTTCATTAAATTACAATAATGAAGAAGCATTAAAAATTTCCAACAAAAGATTGGAATCTTTGGCTCTAAATTGGAGAACCATGGAATCTTGTAATAATAATAGGAATGATACCACTAGTATATATAAATTGGAGACCTCTAATAATTCAAAACAATTTTCATTAGGTCCTTTATTGTGGAGATCTTGGATTCAAAATATTAGAAATACCTTTGCGTTGAAAATAAAATTTTTTACAAGCATATTTTTTGCGTTGGTATTAGGAGGTATTTATTCCAAATCTTCAAATGATGCCTCTGGAATTCAAGATACGATTGGTATTTTATTTTTTATTGCCATTAACCAAGCATTTTCCAATGTAATTGGAATTATCAATTTGTTTGTGAATGAAAAAATATTGGCTCAAAAAGAAATCAAATCAGGATTTTATGGGTTACCAGTGTATTATTTGTCAAAATTAATTGTAGAAATACCTTTTACCATGATTTCTCCTCTTGTTTTTGGAATTATTATATATTGGATTGTTGGTTTAAATTCTTTACCACAACGATTTTTCATGTTTTTATTTATTATTATTCTAGAGTCATTTACTGCCATGATGATGGGTATTTTTGTTTCGGCTCTATCCTCGTCGGTTGAAATTGCTACCGCTTTTGCTCCGCCTCTAAATATTGTTTTTTTCTTATTTGCAGGTGTATTTATAAATTTGAAAAATTTACCTGTTTGGTTACAATTTTTTCCCAAAATTTCCTTTATTCATTGGTGTTTTGAAGCCTTGGTTATTAATGAATTCAAAGGAAAAAAATTTACATGTAACCATTCTACACCTTTTTGTATTGAAACTGGAGAGCAAGTTTTACAAATGTATTCATTAAATAATCATATTAATATATCTTTACTTTCTTTATTTGGAATTGGATTGGTTTTCTTAATTCTGGGTTATTTTGGATTGTATTATACAAGTCCACGATACACAAGTCCACGATGCCAAAAAATTTAAAGTTTTTTAATTTAATAAAAATGCAACAACAACAATCTGTCGAAAATCAAGTTTTTTGCGCACTATTTCAAAAAATGATTTCACAAGCTCCAGAATCTCAAAAAGAATCGATCAGAGAAATTAAAAATTTTATCATGGACACGCTTAAAAAATTGGAAAATATTTTGAAAAAAAAGACCGACACTAATCAAGATTTGGGTTTTACTATTTCTGCTTTAAAAGTAAAAATGTTTTGTGGTAGTATGATTAATACTTATACATGGATAGCTGAAAATCCCAAGTTGGCCAAAAAATTTCTTACCATGCTTTGTAAACTTTCTCTAAGCAAAATAAAAAAACCATTTGAAAAATTAGAAAATAATAAAGAAAAAATTACCAAAATGACGGAAGAAAAGTGTGAGATTTATAGTGAAAAGATTGCCGAGCCTATGGCAAAGTATCTCACCAAGCAAGCTAAAAAACTCAACAACTTAACAATGGATTTACCGTAACAAATTATTTTTTAGACACTAAAACAACAATAAATTTATGAGGACCTTCTGGAATCGTGTATATTTGATTATTTTTTGGGATTTTTCCATTAATTAGAAATTTTATACTTGCTTTTGGAATTCCTTTGAGTTGAGCATATTTTTGTTTAAGAGTACTGTATGTATCGTGATCGGTAAAAGGAATATAAGTATTTTCATTAGATATTGATCTAAAATGAACTTTATTTTGTTTATCTTGCGGAGGCGAAATGACTGGTAATAAAGAGCTTTTTTGCCCTAAAACGTATTTATCAATTTCTTGAACTATAAGTTGTTCCAAAAAATATTTTTTAGCTTGACGGATTTTTAAATTTGCAACTTTTTTTTGCTCTTGTTTTACTTTTTGTAAAACCAACTTTTCCAAATTTGACATGATAGATACAACATCAGTTGGAGAGTATTTATCATGTAACCAATCCTTAAACTCTTGTTTTAATTTGGATTGGATACTAAAAGCTTGACTTTTCATTTTATTTTCTTCCTCTGCGGAATAAAAAAGATTTTTTTTAGAGGGACGCTTTGCTGAAATTACAGTCGGCAAATCTTGAAAGTTTATTTTTTTCATTTATTTTAAAAACTAAAAACAATTTTCAAAATAAAAAGTGGTATTATTTTTGAAAATAGTTCCACAACCTTTATAAATATTTTACAATCTGTAAAACATGAATTGTAAATAATTTGATAATAAGTTTCAAATCCTCCTACCTCGCAAATTATATCAGCAAAAAGAATATTTTTATAATAAACGCTATATACTGGATTATGAATTTTTGACTTAGCATAACGATATTGACTACCTTTTTTTTGAACAATTGTTACATTATTCAAATTGACAAATAATGTATTTTCTAACCGATGTAATAAAGGATTAAAAATTGATTCACAAGATTCTGCAAAAGTATAATTCCATAAAATAATTTTATCCAACTCGCAATTTTGCTCTTGAGATTGAATTAAAATCGAAGACATTTTAATTTTTTTTATTTAGAACAATCTTTTAATTTTCATTTTTTATCAAAGTAATACAAATTCTTGAAAATTCATATATCGATCCTGGAAAAATAAAATAAAAGGTATTTTAGTTTCTCTTTTCATACATATAAACAAATCTATATATTCTTGTCGTTCGTTTTCACTATAAAAATATATGGTTGATTTGAAACTAGGAGATTGTAAACTATTTGTAATGATCATTCGATCGTCCAAATCTATGATATATCGTAAAGAAAGCCATTCTTTAACAACTACCCGATAAACTATATATTTAGGTAATAATCCAACTACAAATTTGTATATATCATGACTTGTAGGGTCAAACTCAAAAATTAATAATAATATGGTATCGGGTAAATCAAAAAATCTCATTTATAAAAAATATAAAAATATAATTTTAAATAAAGCCAATGGAACAAGACATTTGTAAATCTAGAGAAATTTCAGGACTTTTACAATCGTTTATTTATGCTGCAAATGACCCTAAAGATCGAAATACAATAATAAATTATTATATTAATCTTACTAATTCAACTAAAACTCATCAATGGTTAGGAACATGGCATCTTGAATATTCAGGTAAACCTCTAACTCAAAACCAATTATCTCAAAGTAAACAACAGCAATCTAAAAGAAAATGTTTACAAAATTTGATAAAGGTAAGTGAAAATGTTCCTGAATTATCTGGCTTTGCTGAAAAGATTAATGAATTTGTAGAAAAGAATAAAAATATAATTCAACGTAAAATATCTCTTTTTACAGTTTGTGTCACTTATGAAGGAAATTCTGTTCATTTTGTTTCCTATATTTATTATCCACATGAAAGTAAATTAATTAGTTTTGACCCGGGAGTAGAAGTTTATCATCATGGTCAAAAAACAATTGTTCCTTGTATTCGTCAAGCATTTCATAAATGTGGATTGATTGGTAATGCTCAAACTAATCAAAATGTAGATTTGGGACGATGCACGGATTTTGAATTTTGTGGAAAAATTTATGGCGTACAATTTAACGGAACCAACCAAGATGCTTTTTGTCAAAGCTGGACAATATTTTTCTTAATTCGATCTTTATTTACAAGTCACAATGATAATTCTTTTGTCTCGAATTGGTGTAAAATTTCTCCAGTTCAAAGAGAATTTTTAATCATTATTTACTTTATTATTCCGTCTTTGAGTCATTTTGAGGAATTTAGACAAAAATATTTGGAAATTGTAAAAAATCATGTTGGAGAAATGAATCTTGTACAAGTTTTGGACAAAATATATAATTATGCTACTAATTGTCATTTAGCATCCTGTAAAACTCCGAATTCACAAAAAATATCTTGTCAAAGGCAGAAAAAAACAAAAAATATTGATTTACAACAAATTTTGAAAATTATTTCTGGTTAATTTTGATGATGTTGCCATAATTTATCACTACCTCCTAAATGTCCCCAATCAGAGTCTACTGTTAATTTACTGCTTATACCACCTCTCGGTCTAAACTCAATTTCGATTCTAATTCTATCCGGTTCAAAAAATGTTGTTAATTGTTTATACATCACGTCTAAGCATCTTTCGTAGCTTATAATTATATCTCTAAATTGATAGATGTAATTTTTTAAACTTTTCAACTCTATTGTTTTATCTTTACCGTAAAACCAGATTGTAATGACTCCAAAATCTGGTTGATCTTTTACTCCTAAAAAAGTAAATTCAGGAATGACAATTTTTTGCTCATATCCTTTTGCCGCGTTGGGTAAAAATTTTAACAAACTTTCATCAACGTCTTTCCAAATCTTGGGCATTTATTTTCCATTTAAAAATAAATTTTCTTGATTAAAAATTTTTAGACAGCTCCCGAGGTGGAAATGTCTTGACTTACTGACATGGCTCCTGCTGGTCCACTTGTTTGTGAGGTAGGGGAATTATTAGTGGATTGGGAAACTAATTGACTGATTTGACTGTTCATATTGGTCTTGACAACGTTAACAGGAGTATTGACAGGTTTAGCTTGGACACCGTTAATAGTAGACATGGAACCACCAGCAGAACGAGCCATAATTTCGAGAAGCTGTTGTTGAGTAGTATTGTAAGTACCACCAATAACACCCAAGGCTCCGGCGTTAAGATCGGTTCTTGGAGTGACAGAGGGGCGGAACCAAACATTACTGTTGATATCTGCATTGGGAAGAGTAGGAACAACTGGAATATCACCACGAATGAAATCAGCACGACCATAAAGTCTACTCTTTTGCATTGCGAAAATATAACGATCAGCATTATAATAAATAGGTTCTTTTTCGGAACCATGACTTCCATTCATTGGTTGAACGGGAAGCTTGTCTGTAACTTGAGCACCCATATCGGCTAATTTTTGATTCATTTGTCGGTAGGTTTTTTCAGAACTTTGTTGTTCTTGTTTTGGAGCAGATTTGTAATCTTCTCTTACAAGTGGTCTTTCTACCATGTTTACCATATCCATAGGTTGGTAGTTTTCTTGTTGGACGGGGTGTTCCATAGTTAAAGGATCTTGGGCGTAAGAAGCAAGATATTCTTGTTGGGGGAGATTATATTTTACAAAAGAATTTAAACCAACGGAATTGAAACGAGGAGAGAGATCGGCTTGGTAAGTTCCTGGGACGGTATAAACTGGAATACCGGGGTTAGGACCTTGGTAATTTTCAAAAGAAGCTGCGGCTTTTTCAGCTTCACTAGGACCACTAGGGGCTGATCCATCGGCGCTTGCTTGAGAAACACCAATAGTTGGAGAAACAGTTTGAGAAATAATAGATTGTTGTTTTTCATTTAAAAGACTAGGATTGATAAATTGATTGGGGTTGAAATAGAGTTGTTCTTGATTGTTTCCGTAAGTGGCAGCACCGTTTGTAGTGCTATTGACTTGCGAGTTCATAGCTGTCATTGTCCATCCCCAATTCTCTACGATATTGGAGTGGCCACTAGCTGCCTTGTACATGACAAAAGTCACGACTAAAAATACAATTAAAAAGACAAAAGAGTTTGATGCCATGATGTTTTTTTTAAAACAAATTTTTTTTTTTTTTCATATATTTTCAATTAATTTTTAAACTGTTATGTTTTTTTTTATAAATAAATGTATAGTTCCATTCAAAAAACTTATAAAACTATTATTGAAATGTATGAAGAAGATAAAATTTTCAACGGAATATTAATTTTAAGAGAACCAGAAGGACCGAGCGCTGTTGGCCCTCTTACCATAACACCATTACTTACTTGGGAAAATATGAGGCATTTTTGGAAAATGGCAGTTTCTAGAATTTATAATCCATGGAGAGCCTATTTAATGGCAGCTTTAATGGGTCAAGATGCTAAAAGAGAAGCTGCTAAACAACAATGTTCCAATATTTTATCAGAATTAGCTCAAGAGTTGGATAAAAGATATCCAAATCTTATTTTTCAATTTTTAATTGCTACACCGGCAGGTACCGTTAGATCAAACGGTGGAACATTAACTCATAATATTTTTGCTCTTTTAGGAATAGCCGAAGCATTTACTGGAAAAAATTTATGCACAACTAGAAATTATGACGAGCAAACAAAAACTCTAGCTGATTTTTTTACGAGCGGATTATGTTATTTTAATAGATATTCTGGGACAAGTTATTCACATGTTTTACAAGTAGTTATTGCACGAAAAAATTAAACAAAAATTTATTTTAAATAAATGAAACATTATTTTCTTCCTTTCATTTATTATTTTAAATATAAATTAGATGGTTCAAAAGAATCTAAAAAACTAGATAGCAATCTTATCTTGAATCGAAAGAATTTCATCAAAAGGAAGAACCATTACCAAATCCATACGATTAAACCTACCATACAACGTATAATCTAGCCCACTTTGTGTCACATAGGGTAATTTATCAAAAAAATGCTTTACTTTATCTACCAAACCAAGTCTATTTACCATCACAAAACCATTTGGAGTTTGAAAAGCAACATAGTCAGCCTCACCATATATCCATCCTGGATATCCTTCAATGTCATTTACCTCCAAATATACAATACTTGGATCAGGTGGTAGTCCTCTTTTCCTAGCCTTGATAGCTTTAACTTCAACCTTGATAAAGCGATCCAATGATTTTTCAAAAACAACAAAGTCGTAATGACGTTTTCTATTTTCTGTCGTGGTAGCTACCCGAATCCGAATATTATTAGTCCTAAAATAATTATAAAAAAGATCCTCTGCATTTTGTCCAAGCTGTCTTGAAGTATCATCTGCCAACTCACCACCACCTTTTACTTTTCCCGGCCCATGGCTGTCTCGTTTTTTAATAAAAGCTTGAAAGCATGGACTACAATATCGTTGTCCATGCGAATTACTATTGCAAAGAAGGCAGTTCATGATTTAATTCTTGATGTATATAAAAGCTAAAAGTTAATATTTTAGTACAAAAAATAAGTAAAGCATCAATTTTTCAACTAGAACAAAAAAAAATCAAAAAAATATAGATTTTTCATCAATTTTTTTTGATTTTTAAAAATTGAATTTGAAAAAGTTTTTTTCAAATTTAATCAACTTTAAAGTAAATCAAGACGTTTAAGTAAATCAATTAATTAAATTTTATAACAGTACATAATGACTAAAAACACTGGAGGAGGAAAAAAACACAAACGTGGAGCCAGACCCACTGCTGGAAAGCGTGAATTAATTATAAAAGAGGATCAACAAGAGTATGGTCTTGTGGATAAAATGTTGGGAGACATGAGATGTCTCGTCTTGTGCTCAGACTCGACGACCAAAGTTTGTCATATTAGAGGTAAGTTTAAGAGACGCGTTTGGATAAATCCTGGAGATACTGTTCTAATTAGTTTAAGAGAATTTGAGGACGACAAGGCGGATGTTGTTCACAAGTATGCTCCAGAGGAAGCAGAGCTACTTAAATTTCAAGGAGAATTTGATCCGTCTTTATACAAGAATTTGAGTAATCAAGATGGAAGCACCAATGTTCAACAACTTGTTATGGAAATTACGGATCATGAAAACGAAAACATTGATTTTGAAAATCTCTAATTTTGTTGTTGCGTTTGCTTTGGCTTTTGTTGTTGTTGAATTTGTTGAGTTTGAGTTTGTTGAATTTGAGTTTGTTGAGAACCGTTAGACATTAATGATTTCATAAATTTACCTAATTGATCAATTGCTACTTGAGCTTGTTGTGTCATTTTTCGGGCATCTTGAATTCTTTGTTTTGGTTGATTAGGATCATTAGATATTTGGTTAGTTTCAGTTATAACAGATCTTAAATTACTGATAGTTTGTTTTACATCTCTTGGATCAACATTTCCAGTTGTTTGCCAAGAGGTTTTCATTTTTGTAAACAAGTTATTGACTTGTGCGATTTTTCCCAAAGATAGACTTATTTGATTATTATTTGTAGGATATTCCGGAATATATTGTGGAGGATTTCCTAAAAGATTTTTTTTGGCTTGTTTTAGTTTTTTACTTTCTTGTAATAACGTTTGATAATCATTATACATTGATAATAGTTTTTCTTTTTTTTGATCTTGTGACAATGAAATGTTTGGATCATCCAAACGTTGAAAAACATTTTTTAGTTGCGTATTTGCAATATTTTTATCTTTTCCTTTGATTATATTTCCCATTTTTATTTTATCTAAAAAAATAAAAAACTGTTTGAAAAATTGATATCCATTTCTTATTAATGATTTTTCCATAAAACATGTCTTGCAAAGAATTAGAGGATGTTATTTTAGATAAAGTTTCCGAATATTTATCTTTATATGATTCTGCGTTTGTTCATAAACAATCCTTTGATTATTTTATTAATCATCGCTTAACAAAAATTATCGAAGAAGAACCTACTATTATTGTCCCATTGGGCGAGAATAAATTTTACAATGTTCATTTTGGTCAAGTTTTTGTAGATAAACCTTATATAATTGATGAAAATAGACAAATTAGATATATATTACCAAACGAAGCTAGACTTAGAGATTTAACGTATAGTAGTTTAATTTCTGTCAATATAAGAACGTTTCAAACTGAAAAAAATGGTGCCGATGAAATTATTTCAGAATCTAATTCTCAAGACTTTTACAAGATAAATTTGGCAAGAATTCCCATGATGATTGGGACATCCAAATGTAATTTATATAATAAAACAAAAGAGCAAAAATTAAAGTCTGGAGAATGCGCTTGGGATAATGGAGGTTATTTTATTATTAAGGGCAAAGAACGAGCTTTGGTTTCACAAGAAAGAATTAATTATAATATTGTTCACGTTTTTGATCAAAAACTAAATAGCAAATTTTTCATGGTTTCTGAGATTCGAAGCATGTCTGAGGAAACTGGACATTCCGTATTGATTCAAATGAAAATGACAAATAAAGTTGATAATAAAATTTTATTACAAATTCCTTATGTTTCTCAGGAAATCCCATTAGGATATATTTTTAAAGCCTATGACTTTTCAATTCAAGATATTGTTCATATTTTAGATGTTAATCTCAAAAGTGAATATCAAAATTATCCAATAATTTATACAGTAGCTAAAAATATTATTAGAGATGCAGAGACAATTGGTTCTCAAGAAAAAGCAATTTCTTATATTACTCAATTTTCAATGCATAGTTTATCGAAAGATCGCCGTTTTTATTATATTCACCAAATTCTTAATAATGAACTTTTTCCTCATTTGGGAATCACAAGCACAAGGAATCAAAAGGGTTTCTTTTTAGGACATATGCTTTCCAAATTGCTTTTTACTCTTGTTAAAAAACGTTCTATGGATGACCGTGATCATATTAACAATAAAAGATTAGAAGCTGGTGGACATTTAGTGGCTGAACTTTTTAGAACATTATTCAAAAGATTTGTTCGAAGTATGGAACCCCAATTATTAAAAAGACCTGATATTTTGGTCGTCATGTCTAGAAATAATATTATTACCCAAGGTATTAAGCATTGTTTTTCTACAGGTAATTGGGGTATTCCAAAATCCAATTATATACGAACAGGTGTATCTCAAATTTTGTCAAGATTAACTTACAATTCATTCTTGTCACATTTACGTCGTGTTTTGATTCCAATTGGAAAAGAAGGAAAAAATACCAAAATTCGTCAATTACATCCCTCTCAAGTTGGATATATTTGTCCATTTGAAACTCCTGAAGGGCATTGTTTAACGGCGGATACACAAATTTTAACCAGTGATGGAGTGACCACAAAGCCTATTACCTATTTTAAAAACCCTGATCACCCAGTGGTTACTGTAGATGTTCAAACTGGAAAAGAAAATATATCTAAAACATATCATTATTTTGAGGTAAAACCCACCGAGTTGTTTGAAATAAAAATTATTAATGACCGTAGTATAAAGGCGTCTGGATTACATCCATTTTTAGTTTTCAACCAAGATGGAGAGCTAGAATGGAAAAAATGTAGAGATCTCCAAATGTCTGATCGACTTGCTACACGTCCTATATTAAAATCAGTAGATACTTGTCCATCTAACCATAAAATAAGAATATTAGGACTCGTCAGAGCATTGTATCGATCCAATCAAAATTATATTTATGTTCCAGATTATTTGGATTGGAAAGAAACGATGGATGATTTTAAAAAACAATATGGAGATTTTAAATATGATAAAAAAAGTCGTAAAATTTTTATTCAATTAGATAATTTAGAATTGGAAACAATTATACCTTCTTATGTTAAAAGTCGAGGTTATATTCGAGATTATTTGATGGGATTTTTTTGCGGAATAGACTTTGGAGAAAATATTATTGATCAAAATATAATTCGAGATATTAATTGTATTGAATTGAAAGGGTCTTATCAAGAAAAGGTAGCCCTCTGGAAAGATTTATTCAAAATGATTTTTGAAAATTTCAATATTTCATGGGACAGTGTTACATTTGATGAAGAAGAAATTATGAAATTTTATGTGCAATTGACAGACATCAATATTATAAATTATATTGATACGTTTGGTTTTTTTTACAATGGAGAATCTGAAAAAAATATATTTATTTATCGTGATTTTTTATATGCTCGTGGGCACAATAGAAACTTGGAGTTTCTGGATTTTTTGAGTGAAATTAGAGTTTATAATCAGCGAATTACATTTTATCCCATTCAATCGATCCATAGAATTCCAATAGAATTAACAATGGATTTTACAACCGTCAGTGAGGATCATAATTTTATTGCCAATGGATTTGTCACACATAATTCTGCAGGTATTGTCAAAAATATGACCATGACCACACAACTAAGCACAAAGTTAAATTCTGTATTTTTAAGGATGGTTTTGGAAGAAATTAAAGAAATCAACATGTCGTTTGATTTTGCAAGTTTTACAAATGATTTTGAAGGAAAAGAATATTACAAAGTTTTTATGGACGGAAATTGGGTAGGTTGTAGTTTGAGCGATGAAGTATATCATAAAATTTATGATTATAAAAATAATGGTAGGTTTTCACCTTTCATGTCTGTTTCTATTAATAAGAATGAACGAGAAATCTTAATGTTTACAGATGAAGGTCGTATGCTTCGTCCCTTGTGGAATGCTAAAAAATTTCCAACATTGGAAGAAATGAAAACCAAATCTATTGAAACAATGATTCAAGATAGAAATATTGTTATTATTGACTCTTATGAAATTGAAAATAATATTATTGCCATGACACCTGATGAATTAACCAAACATGATTTTTATACGCTTTGTGAAATTCATCCCTGTTTAATGGTCGGTTTATGTGTTGGATTAATTCCTTACTCTGATCATACACAAGCTCCTCGTATTACCTATCATGCCTCTATGGGTAAACAAGCGATTGGAGTTTATGCTAGTACGAATAATATTCGATCGGATACTATTGTTCATGTTTTACATTATCCTGAAAAACCATTGGTGCAAACTCATTTGGGTAAAGTTTCTGGATGTGACGAAATGGTTTTTGGTATGAATTTAATTGTAGCGGTAGCAATGTATACAGGATTCAATCAAGAAGACTCTGTTATTTTGAACCAATCTGCATTAGATCGTGGTCTTTTTCGATCCTTTGCTTTTAGAACTATACACGTAGAAGAAAGAAAAAAATCCACCACGCACACCGAGGATATTATGTTTCCGCAAATGGAAATTCGAGCCAAGAGTTATAATTATTCTAAACTTAATTCTAATGGAATTATCAAAGCAGGAATTTTTGTAGGACCGAGTGATGTAATTGTTGGTAGAGTCCAAACTAAAAATATTAAAACAGGTGGAGAAGAAAAAATAGATACAAGTGTTTGTATTAAAAGTGGGGAAGAAGGGTATATAGATCGAGTTTTTATAAGTACAAGTCCAGAAGGTTATAAAATGGTCAAAGTTAAAATTAGAAGTCTAAAAGTTCCTGAAATTGGTGATAAAGTAGCCTCGAGAGCAGCTCAAAAAGGAACCGTAGGAATGGTTTATCGGCAAGAAGACATGCCATTTTGCGCTGAATCAGGAATTGTACCCGATATTATTATTAATCCTTTATGTTTACCTTCTCGAATGACCATTAATCAAATTATTGAATGTATTGCTTCAAAATCTTCTGCACAAGAAGGAAAGTATAGATTTGGAACTCCTTTTACAAGTCATAGTACAGATGTTGTAGAATCATTGTGTGGAGATTTAATAAAAAATGGATTTTCTAGTGATGGAAAAGATATAATGTGTAATGGATTTACGGGAGAACAGTTTGAAGCACGAATTTTTATGGGTCCTACTTATTATCATCGTCTCAAGCATTTAGTAAGTGCTAAAATTCATGCACGTAATCATGGATCATTACAAGCATTAACCAGACAACCCGTCGAAGGGCGCTCAAGAGATGGTGGTCTACGCTTTGGAGAGATGGAAAGAGACTGTATGATTAGTCATGGTGTGTCTCGATTTTTAACAGAACGTCTTTTTGATATGTCGGATGTATTCTCTGTTCCCTTATGTGCAGAATGTGGAGCCATGCCTCACTCTCATGATATTTGTAATGTCTGTGATTGCACGAATATTCGCCGAGTATTAATTCCCTATGCTTGTAAATTATTGTTTCAAGAACTTATGGCAATGGGTATCAAGATTAATTTATTCCCTGATGAAGATAAAAAATACAAGACTCTTGTATGAAATCGTAAAAATTGATGTATTTTTATTTTTTTTTGTTTGAAACTAACTTTTATACACAAGACAAGACCAACAATTTTTATTCAAAACTTTTAAAATAAATCATGGATCAACTAGAACGTATTGCCGAAAACACAATTTCAAAGCATTGTCAAACTTTGAAATGGAAGCGAGACTCGAAAACTCTTTTTAAACTCATTGGAAAAAATGGAAAACCCTTTGGGCAACCCTTTGAAAAAAATAAACAGACTTACAAGAAGCATTTGGCTTTGGGTAATGCCATGATTAAACTAGCCAAAAACCAAAAAAGGGGAGACAATTACAAGTACTCTTGTGCCTTGAATGCATTTCTAACCCCATGTCACTCTAATTGTGGAAAGAAATTTTGTGCCTATGACAAGCTTCGTTCTCAAGGACACTCTATTCCTGTTTCTAGTAGTGAAGCTATTTTATTTGCCTTGTCGAATAAAAGTCTTTGGGATTGCTTTACAAAAGAAAATAATTATGCTCCCACCAAGGTTGTTATTAAACTGTTGCAAAGCAATTTTGATTTTATGACTCAACTTAAAAACCTTGTACCCAAGAAAATTCCATGGATTCCAGTTATTCCGTTGCCTTTACCTATTGACTTTACAATGAGAAATTATTGCACAGATTTGGTTGTTTACAAGTCAAATTTGACTCTTCCTTTCCAGCCTAGTGGAAATTTGACTGATTTGGTTGTTTATCAGCCAATTGGTAACCATTCAACCAATTTGGTTCTTTACGAACCTTTTTCCAATTTACCAATAAATTTCTTGAATACACCTTCCTATTTTTCAATATTTTTAACCATTCTTTTCATGTTTTTTATTAGATTTCTAAAACGTTCAAAATTTGCTTAATCAAATGGTAGAGAACATTTACTGACATACTGTTCCCTGCTTGTTTATAAATAAAACGATCTGAAACACATTGTTTAAAAGAATCTGGAAAGCCTTGTAAGCGTAAATATTCCCTAGGAGATAATCGTCTTTTAATACTAGTTAGATAATAAATACAATTACCTCCTTCTCCGGCTAATAAACAAGGACAGATATTCTTACGTGCCCCTGTTCTTGTATAATTGGAAACATTTAAATTCACCAACCATGGTTCTTTTAATGAATCTATTTTTCCATGTTTTAATAATTCATGTAGTAAATTTATTTTGTGCGGGGTTAATTCTTGTAATTTGGGATTGGTTGTTTTTTTTTCCAAAATACTATTAATATTTTTTTTCAACGGAAAAGGCAAAGGAAATTCAAAAGTATCGTGAGGGGTTTTTATTCCAACAATGTAAATTCTTTCTCTATTTTGTGGTATTCCATAGTCTTTTGTATTTAAAACTTTATGATAAATCTTGTATCCTTTTAATTTATTCAAATAAAGCATAATCATTTCAAAAGTTTTTCCTTGATTGTGATTTACGAGGCCCTTTACATTTTCCAATATAAATACTTTTGGCTTGGATTGTTGTATAGTTTTATAACACTCAAAAAAAATGATTCCTCGTTGTTGCTCGTCAAAAAACCCTTGTCTTTTTCCCAATGTAGAAAACGTTTGACAAGGAAACCCGGCTATATAAAAATCAATGCTTGGTAATTTTTTATGATTTCTTTTCAAAATATCGGTATAAAGTGTTTGTGGATGATAATTTCCCTGAATACTTTTTTGTGCCATGGGATCAATATCTGAAGACCATATATGATCAAATGGAACTTTTAATAAAGCAAGAGCTTGAATAGGAGCCTCGATACCACTACAATCTGTTGCAACACGAAGTCTTTTCATTTATATCACTAAAAATTTTTCTTTAAAAGTTTTGTAAAAGAATTTTATGTCCGTAACTAATATTGTTATCAAGAACTCCACGAACTAGTTCCAAAGTTTCTTCATCGCCAATAAAGGTCATTAGAAATAATAACAAATGGAAATCAAGCAAAAGACTTTCAAAAGTCCAACCTTGTCGATTTATTTCTCTTAATTGGTTTTTTACATGTTGAACTGTTGGAATGTCGTCATCTCGATTAAATTTAGGAAATTTATATACAAATTTAGATTCGCATTCATAACCAATTGGAACGTTAATAAGAAAAAAATTAATATCTACATTTTGGGCTCTTTTTCCCTCGACTATTGCAGTAAATTGTTGTTCAACTTTTAAATTTGATGATATATTTCCTTCTTCAATGATTGCCCCTTTTTTTACGATTTCAATAAATTGTTGACTTAATTCAAAACTGTCCATTTGTACATTGGATTTGTCCATGGTAACTCGAATAATGACAAATGGTTGTTTTTCATTGTGTTCAAACTGTTGCAAAGCCAAACTTAACAATTCTGAGCCTGTAAATAAATTTTCATCGGTTCGTGAAGGAATTCCTAAAATACAACCAACTCGAACTAAACTCAATTCTTGAGCTAATTTTTCAACCTTTAGTAAGTTGCTATCTTCAAGTATTTCCAAATTTTCTTGTAATGGTTCGTAAATATTGAAAACCTTTACTACTTTATTTTCATCAACCGTTCCATAAAGATATCCTAATCTATATTGATGAAAAGACTGTTTACGTAAATAAGATTGAAAATCGTTTGCCAGCCCAGGAGCTATATTTAATTTTTTACAAATAGATTCTTTTTGAGCTTTGATGACATATTCAAATTGATTGTCCATTAATTTAAAATCGGTTAATGTCCATTGATTCTTAATGGTAGACAAAGATTGTAATCCAGGTCTAAATCCTTGTTTTAAATAAATTTCTTCCAAAGTCTTGTTGACAATATTTCCATCTTGAGTAATTTTTTTTTCAACATGACTATTCAAAATTAAATCGTCACCTATCTGTAAATACATTCTTGATCCATTACTTAATTTACATTTTCTAACAGTAAATTCCTTGTCTAGAATTTCTTTTCCTTGCGGATCAAGACTCAAATAATAATAATCTTTTATTTCAAGATTAAATTCTTTACAGGAACTTTCTAAAATTTGTTTGATTTTCCAAGTAGATTTAATATCATATAAACGCTTTGTTCCAGCTTTTGACGTAATTCTTATAATATCCAGCATTTGATTTAAATAAAAAATAGTAAAAAAAATAAAATTCAATTTTTTCAGTTAAGAAAAAAATAACTAAATTAAAAATGTCATTTAATTTAGGTATTCAAAATGCAATAACGATTGGAATTTTTACTTCTTTATATTTTATTCCAGAAATTTATAACCGTATGACAAATCCGTTTTGGGGAATTTGCTCTTATGGAATTCAAGTTATCCATGATGCAGTATGTATTTTGTTTGTTATTTTGTTTTTAAGAACCATCCGTCATCGATCTAATTATTATTTAATCAATTTAAACATGTTTCATTGTATAGTCATGATGTTTTTTTGTTACTACAAACGATGTATTTTGACATTAATTTATAATGATCTACTAGGATTAGAAACTTGTGAGCGATATATACCAATTTGGCAACGAGGATATAATTTAATTCATCTAGATCCACAAACATGTAATAAAGATACGTATCATTATACCTACCTTTGGTTAAATAATCATATTTTACAATCGTTTTTGGTTTTTTTGACAAATTTATATATATTTCTAGTAACATAACCATGCTCCAGCTGTGCCTGTACTAGAACATTCCAATGAATTTTTGTTAGAATCAGCTAAACCTCCTATACACATCATATTTTTATTAGTGTTATTTGGACTTCCCCAAACTCCTTGACAAAATGTATTTCCAGATACTGAACCATCATTTCCAATATATTGAGGCTTTTGACAAAACCAAGAACCGGCAGTTCCTGTAGAATTACATGCCAAAGGATTTCCATTAAGATCCATGCCTTGAACACAAACCATATTTTTATCTTGACCGTCTCCACTACCCCAAGTGCCTTGACAAAATCTGTGTCCAGACACACTTCCATTATTTCCTATATATGGAGGAATTGCACAATAGTAACCTCCAGCATTTCCTGTTTGACTACAAGAGAGCCTGTTTCCTGAACTATCTAAACCATAAAGACAAACTAAATTCTTATTAATGTTATCGGGATTTCCCCAATAACCTTGACAATATCTTGTTCCTGTTACTGATCCATTGTTACCAGGAACATACATATATGGAGAAGGCGAAGGTGGTGCTTGATTACCAGGATAAACATACGCACTATTTAATGGTAAATAGGTAACAGGTGAAGAGTTAACAACTTGAAAAACATTATAAGATCCAGTACTTCCACAAAAATTTCCGGAATTATCATTACAAGAATTTGTGCATGCGTTTTTAAATCCTTGAGAGATTAATGTAGAGTTGGGTAATGCATTTCCATTTTGTAATGCATTGGATACAGATTGTACAAGGGTTGCATTTGGTTCAGTATACAAGCAAGAAACACCAGGTGGAGCTGGTGTTGGACAAGGAGAAGGAGTAACAGTTGAGGAAATATTAACATTTTTAATATTTATACTTCCTGGACCACTAATATATCCATTTCCTACTGTTAAATATGTAGATTTGAATCTTATTTTATAATCACCATTCATTTGATTTAATGTATTCGATACAGTAATAAATCCTGAAGTTGATGATGCCGTCGACGTTGAATATGGAATTTGTGAGGGAGATGGACTCGATGGAGACGGGGAAGGAGACGGGGAAGGAGACGATGACGATGTAGAATTTTTAATAATTGAATATAATAAATAAGTTGAATTTGCTCCAATTAAGGAAACCGTAAGGTTTGTTTTATCCTCAATTTTCAAATCATAATTAAGATTAAATGATCCGTTTAGTGTTATAGTTGGACTCGTAGTCGAATCCTCTTTCCAAATATTTATTGTATTACTGGCTGCAGTATAATAGGCGTAGGTATTGTCCATACTCCATGTACTAAGGCTTGGTATAGTTGGTAGTGGAGTTGGTGTTGGTGTTGGACTAGGAGTAGGTGTTTGAGATGGAATTGGTGTAGATGCCAATGCAAAAATTGGACTATTATTGGTAGCCGCAACTTTGGCACATTGACTATACATTGAATCAGAACCACTTGTATAATAAACCGTAGTATTTCCTGTAAAAGCACTTGGATTGTTTCCATAACAATTATCATTAGTCCAACCTGTTATGAGACTTTGGCCATTCATTGATAAAAAATTTCCTGGAGAACCTGTCGAGCCTCGTATTCCATAAGCTCCAACATAACCAATAGGGCCTTGAGTGCCTTGGTTACCTATAGGCCCTTCAAAACCGACTGGTCCTTGTATTCCCGTTATACCTTGAATTCCTTGAATTCCCTGAGGTCCTTGCGATCCAATAGGTCCTTGTAAACCTGTTAGACCAATATAACCAATAACACCTTGATTACCTATTGGTCCCATGGAACCTTGCGGACCATCTGGACCTTGAGGCCCAGGTATTCCTTGAATTCCAGGAATACCCTGAGCACCGGGTTGACCTTGTGGACCTTGAGATCCAGTTGGTCCAATTGATGGAGAATTACCCATAATGTATTTTATAGAAAATAAGATTTTTTAAAATTTTTTTGACCTAAAATTCAATTTTCTTTTAACTAGAGTTTTAGGATTTTTAATGTCTAAATTTAATTTTCTTTTAACCACTGATCCATTAATGGCGTTCTTAGCCCACATAAAAGACAAACTTTTTGTGGTTTAGAATTTACTTTAGCTAATATTGCGCTTAGTTGTTTACAAGTTGTTTCTTCACAGTAATAATAATGTTTAAAAAAAATTTTTACTACTCTATCCAACTTTTGTTTTAATCTTTTAGTTTTAATATGAACCTCTATCACATTATTCAAGCAATTTACAAGATTATTTGTCAACCCATAAACATAAGCTATATAAGGAACCATTACTTTTTCCAAGGTATAAATACGGAGAAAACTAAGATCTTTATTTATTATTATTTGATCCACCATTTCTTGGTATTGAGAAAAATTAACCCAAAATATTTTTCCTGGGTCATAATGAATTTGTAAATCTGGAAACTTTATTTTGGAATTATCTTCAAGAATAATATTTTCAATTAATTTTTCTAATTTCAAATTACTGGTATCAAAGTCTATAGGCTCAGAGTCATTAATAATTTCAATTTTTTGAAAGTCTACAGGCAATGAGTCATAAAATTGTTGATAATCGGTTGGAAATTTAATAGAAATTTTGCTTTTATTGAAATCACCCTCTATAATATTCCCAATCCCAAAAACTGTAATAGAAGAGTCTACTAATGCAATCAATGGAATTTTAGACAAATTTACAAAATAAATAGGTCTTTCTAATTTAATAGAAAATGTTCCATTTTCATTTTGAGCTTTTACGGTAGCTACAATCGGTTTACTATTGGCTACAATCACAATTTTTTTTTTGATTTCCAACTTGAAATTAGGAATTAAAAAATCTATATTAATTTCTAAATAATAACTATAATTTGATGAATTAATAAAAGAATTGATACTTTTTTTACAAAGTTTAAATAAATTATTTCCTAATAAGTCATCTAGTTTACAAATACCTGGATCACAATCTAAGCCAATTCCAATTAGTCCTCCTGAAAATGCAATATCTAATGAATCTTTTTCTGACTTTAATGTTTGAACCGTAGAAAAAATAGGACGAATAACCCATTCTTTTGTTTCTTTACATTGAACACAATGTCCAGGAAAAATTCCAATCTTATCTCCAATTTCAATAAAACCTGATAAAATAGATCCTCCAACAATTCCTCCATTTAAATTTTCAAGTTTGGTGCCCACAGAATTGATATGAAAAGATCTTAAAATATCCATTTGAAATTGTTCATTAACTTTTTGAATAATACTCTTATTTTGAATATTACATAAAAACTTGCAAATAGAATCTATATTTTTTTTCTTACTTGCACAAACAGGAACCACAGGCTTGTCAATTAACGATGGATTAGACTCTATAAATAATTGTAATTCTTTTATTTTTTGTTCAGCCTCTGATTGATCTTTCAATAAATCTATTTTATTAAAAACAATAAGAATATCTTGAATCGATGTAAAAGGTAGCATTTGAGTATGTTTTAAAGTTTGAGGAGAAGGTATATCGCTATTACTTGCAATAACGAGTAATGCTGCATCAAAAACTTTAGAACCAGATATCATTGTTGCAATATAAGCATTATGTCCAGGACAATCAACAAAACTAATATGATTGATCAATTGGTAACCTTCTTTTTCTAGAATTTTGTCCGTATATTCAAAATCTTGTTTTTGATCGTTATAATAAATTCTTAGATTTGCAAAGCCCAATTGAATCGTGATATTTCTTTCAATTTCATCAGAGCGTCTAGGAGTATGTTTACCTGTAAACGCTTTTACTAGAGTTGATTTTCCATGAGAAACATGACCGATGGTTCCTATATTCACAATGGGTTGATTTTTTTTAATTTGAGAAATTGTAAAGGTTTTTGTCATTTTTCTTATTAGTGTTTTGAAATTTAAAACTTTTTCAATTTTTTATAAAAATATTTTTTTCAATCGAGTATTCAATATCTGGATTTTGATCTAGAATGCTAGAAAAATTATATTCAATGGATTCAAAAAGTTTTTCCATTTGATCTTTTTGATGACTTTTAGCTATAAAAGAATAATAAGGAGAATTAACAAACAATTTACAATTTTGAATTTGGTCTTTTAACTGATTACATATGTTTTTTAATTGTTCCAAACCGTTGCATGAAAAACTTTTCATCATAACTTTTACATGTATTTCAATTTCATAAAAGATTTGTAAACTAATAATTTGTTTAAATTCCTGTAACGAATCATCACTGACTAAACTTGTTAGTCCTGGGAAAATATCTATAATCGTTTTTTTATCAGTTTTAATATCCATAAAATGATCGTAAATATCGCCCAAAGGATATTGCCATAAAGTGCACTCCATAATTTGATTCCAATTTTCATCAGTAATATCACCAAACATTTTCATCATCCATGCTTTCATAATTTTGATAAGGATTGCGTATTTATCTAACCTGTCAATATCATCTTGGACTTTATTCAAATATTTGTTACTTAAATCTACATACCCAGTTTTTTCATCCACCTTGGTAACCAATACTGGTCGAATATCATTTTCTTTAAAAATTGATTTAACTGTTTTTATACGTTTAGTGCTAACTTGATTTAGAGGCATTAAAGCTCCCAAATTTAAATAATCTAGTATTTGAAAAAATACACCATTTGCATCAATTGATTTCACTTGACCAATGACAATTGTGTCTTCTGTTGGAAATTTATTTCTGTGCCATGGATGCTGATAAAGTTCGATTTTTGAAAAATTAGACATTGTTATTTTTTTATAATTGAAAAATTATTCGATCAACAATTTTTCAATTTAAAATTAGCTCAATTACATAATAAATGGAAAAAAGACCCATTCAAGAGTTTCTTAATGAATTTTCTATTGAAGAAAGAATTCCATATTTTGGAAAAGCACGTTTATATAGTATTCCCATTTCTTTTTTTAACAAATCGCCTTTTCAAATACCAAAAGAAATATTTCATTTTGTAACTGCGATATATATAATTGACTCTAATAAAGATAATGTTTATACGTTGAATATAAATACATTTAAAAAAGTAATTGACAATTTCTATTTTTCAACAATTTCTCAACAAGATAATAATAGAAAAAACTTGCTGACCGATCCTGTATTTTTAGGATTAAATACATTTATAAATTTAGAAAGAGAAAAAACAGAAGATACGGATTTAAAAGCTTCCATGAATATTTTGGTAGAATATGCAAAAATTTCTCCTGATTTATATCAACAATTACATCAAAATCAAATTGTTCTAGTTTCGAAACAAGATGATACAGAAATTTTACAATTTAGAGGAAATTCTCCTTGAAATTAAAATTTGAAAAATTCTAAATAATTGTTTATTATTTGTCTAATTCTTGGAAATAAACGTTGTCTCACAAATGGATTAGGGTTGTGTTGTGGATACGTTTCACTCCAAATTTTTGGTAAATATTCTTCCAAAATAGATCTATCTAATTCTAAATTGGTAATCATATCTTTGATTATGATTTCTTTATTTCTTTTCATAAAATTAACAAATAAATTATTAGACGAAGGTTCTGTCATTTCTACAAGCAATAAATCTGAGTTTTCGTTGAGTAGAACCATTTTTTGTAACAAATTATTAAACGCTGCCTTAATTCGTTCATGCTCTGATATTTCAATGGTAATGAGAGGATGATATCCTACTAAAATATTGACCAGTCTAGATAAATGACCAGACGCGCAAGTTCCACTCATGTCTGCTAATTCTTCTAAAAAACGTTTAAATAATTCTTGCTGAGTATTTTCTGGTTGGCGTGAAATGTAAGAAAAAATATATTTTAGCACTGTTTTTAAATTGATGGTTAAATTATCACGAGAAAATAAACTTCGGTCTGTTTCAATTCTTAAAATTGCACTATGGTGATGATATTCAAACCTTTGTATACGTTTCATGGATTCACAGTCCTCATCGGTAATTGGAAATTCATTAAATTCTTGTTGTAAAATTTTAATGTTTTTCCAAACAGAATCATTGATTTGTGTGTTATGAACATTTTGATTATCATCATATACAGAATGAAAAATATCTGCAGCATTTGGAATTCCTACTGCTACTACATTATTTTCTTGTCGATACCTGTTTTGATGCATCCAGCCATACATTAGTTCTCTTTGTTCTCGATTTAGAACAAATGGATATCGATGTAATATATCAAACGCATCCCAATCGTTATCTTCTTGCATCCAAGTCATTAATAATTGAGTCATTTCAGGAACAATATATTCATGACTAAATAAAAATGAAATTGCAATTCGTTTTGATCTTTTAAGACTATTAGGATTTTCATAAATTTTTGAGTAAAGATCTATTGTCACCTGTTGTTTCCAATCTTTTGTTTTATACAACATATGAGGTAATAAACCATTATCTAAATCAATAAATCGACTAATAAACTGTAATTTTTGACTATCTAATTCCAATTGCTCCAACCAATTTAAAGCTTCTCCTTTGAATTTATTAGCATGATTATCAAACGAGTAAGTGACGAGATGATTTTTCAAATCAGAAAACCAATTGTCCATTTATTGATAAAAAATTGAAATCTTTAACCAATTTTTAAAAATTGGTTAAAAAATGTATACATGGACAATTGATAACGATGATATGACTCTGGCTCAAATTGTTACCAGAGAACTTTTAAATAATCCAAAAGTGACGTTTGCTGCATGCAAGAAAAGACATCCTTTGGAAAGCAATATTGATATTACATTTTCTGTAAAGGAATCAGAACACCCTAATAAAATATTAAAAGAAGCAATCGACAATATGAAAGTTTTGATTTCCAAATTGAAAAATTTCTAGATCTTGCATTAAAAAAATTAAATTTTTTTTATATAGAAGAAATGTCATTATACCAAACCTATTATTTATCAGAATCATCATCGGTTATAAAACCCTGTAATCAGGCCTCTATAAAGTTTTATCCTACTGCTTGTGCTCTGGTCTATTCCGTAGTCTTGTGTTACAATAACACTTCACTTTTGGGAACCGGAACACTTTCATTAAATAATGTTCCAGTTGTCACGATTCAATTTGATGGCGTCACAAACGCTACTGTTCAACTTAATGCAGATTATTCAGCAGGAACTATTAGAATTATTCAACCCGTATGGCAAGATCCTAAAGCAGTCACAACATTATTCCTCAATAGTAGGCTCAGTTACAACTAATGGTTCTTGAGTTTCAATTCTTCCTTCTTTAATAAGATCTTCTTTTTTGGCAAGTTCAAGTTCAGCCAATTCTTTACTTAATTCCATATTAATTTCGTTTTCATCAAATTTAGAAAGAGGTTCTGGAATATCCATTTGTGGCATGGAACCTCCAAGATTACCTCCAGTCATGGTCCCAATGACTCCTAAAATATTAGACATCATAGGAGCCATATCCATGATGGGTGAACTTGGTTGAGGTGCAGACTCGACAGGAGGAGGTGAATGTGGTCGTGTAGTTACAGGTCGCATGGGAATTGGACGAACTGGTACAGTTGAAATTTCAGGGAGGCCAGGACCTAATAAATGACGAAACAATTTATCATGTCCTTCTAAAATTTTTTGTTGATCCAAAATTTGGTTTTGTAATGATTCAATTGCACTCATTAAATATTGAGTCTTTTTATTAAAATAATAAAAGACGGCAAAAATTAAAACCGCAAATGCTATACATTGGATTATGAATAAAGAACTTTGTTGCATTTTTTTATTCTAAATCCATAATACTTAAATAGTTTTTTTGTTTGTTTAATAAACCAAAAATGTCCTGTTTAATGTCTATAGGCACAGAATTAGAAACTCAGTTTTTATGCCCAGTTTTGGTGAATCAAAACAAAATAGTAGGAGTTGGAAAGGATTTTGAAACTTTAATGAGATACGAAATTTTAAATACACCTACTCATATTTTTGAAATGTATGGAGATGCTTTTGCAGATTCGGCATTTGCAAGAACTACACGAAAATTTAAAGAAACAGAAATTTCTTTTGGAGACAAAATCAATCGTTCTGCAAGAACTACATTAAGCTTAGATTATGATGAATTATATGCTGATGCTGAATTTGTAAATACATTTCCAGAAAATGTTTCCGTTCTACTTTCAAAAACACATATTGTTCACTATATTTTACAGCATGTAAAAAGAAGTGCTCAAGAGATTATAAATTATCTTGATTCATATTCTAAAATATTACTTTGTCAAAATCGTTCTTTTCCTTATCGTTATTTGGCAATTGATTATGAAGAAAAATTCGTTACGGAGGCACATTCCGCTCAAAAAATATCAAAAATAAAAATATTACAACAACGCTTGAAAATTATTAATCAATACAAGGAACGAGTTGATGAAAGTCAATTGGAGGATTTAGAAACATTACAAGAACAAACAATTGGAAAATTACAAAAATTACAACGCGTAGATTATGCGAATAGTCAACATTTCAAAATGGGATTTCTTTCTACAGAACCCTATAAAGAAATAGTTAAAAAAGCTAGATTTGTGCCTCAATGTACGTTGGGATTTCCTATTACAAATTCATATCTAGTTTTTAATTTACTATATGAATGGGCCAGAGAATATTTAGAAAGCGCCGAGGAAATTGTAATTTTTAAAAAAATTAAACAAGAATTTGAAACAATTTATCCAACTATTGAAAGCAAAATGATTGAAAATCAAATTCCCTACAATCGATTCCAATTAATATCTAATTATATTTTTTTATTTATTTATTCCATGTCCACTAGATTTATTCGAAAAATAGGTTCTATTTTTATTATGCGAAATAGTTTTCAAGATTTGGCTCACTTACTTACGAATCAAGAAAAAAGATTAATTTATTTATTAATTCAAGAAAAGTACACTGAATTATTTTGGGATATCCATTTTAGTAAAACTCATTTACTAGCATCACGAAAAATGTATCGTCAAAGACTAGGACAAGTTTCATTAATTACAGATCAACAATTAAAAAAAGTAGTAAACAAAATATATACTCCAGAACAAGCAAATCTTATAGCTTTGTCATTACCAGACATTAAAATTTATGTTGAATTTAGGTTATTAAATCCGGTAATATGTAGCATATTAGGAGTTGAAAATTTAACATTGGATATGCTTTCAAAATTAAAAGTCTAACACCATTTTTTCATTTTATTAATTTCTTCTTGTTGTTGTTTTACAATTTGTTCAGCAAATATTCGTTGATAACTAGCTACACGTTTTCGTTCTAATAATTTTCGACTCATTAAAATTGCCATTGAATGATGAGGAATCATTCCCATGGCATATTGACATGCTGTAACCCCTATTTGTAGTCGAATAAAAACCAAAAATAGAAATCCAAATACGGCTCCGATTACAGCATCAATCCATTGTAATGTAAAAATACCCATAAACATAAACATCCACCCGGTCATCATTCCAATCATATAAAAGTCATTTAAACTTAATCTTACATCAGAGAGACGGTTTGCCCAAATATTCATCGTTGAAAAAAGACCAGCTAAAATAGAAGCAAATAACATTGGTAATCTAGAATGTTGCATTTTCATTTTTATTAAATAAAAATTTAATATTGTTCGTCCATACATACTCTGTAATACTTGAATTATTAATAATTGAAGCTTACAACTCGAAAAAATTTTTTAAATGATTATATAAAAAATGGATTCTGTTCAAGGATTATATCAAAGGCACGCTGATATGTATCAAGCTCAAATTCTTGATTCGTTAAATGAAGAAATCGAAGCTGTTGATGATGTTTATTATCATCGAAATTTTGTAAAAGCATACAACTTGTATACTTTCATTCAAACTAAAATTTATGAAAAGTTTGGTACAGAACATCCAATGTTTTGGCTTATTGAGTATAAATTGGCAAATTGTGCAATTTGGGTAGATCAAGAAATGGCTGATGAAATATATCAAGATATATATACGCATTTTAAAGATGCTGAACAAAAACCAGAATACTTTGATTTTGCAGAAGCTTGTAAACTTTATTTAAGCAAACAAAATTTTCCAAGAGCGATCTTTTTGCTGGCACAAGAATTAAAGAAACGAGAACACAATCATGAATCAGAATTTCGAATCATGGAGGTTTATAGCATGTTGGCAAAAGTTTTATTCGAATACGAATGTTTAGGACCAGAAAAAGATTGTGCTCAATCATTAGAAATGTATAATAATATTTACGAATATCGAATTAAATTATTGGGTCAAGGACATCCTCATACTTTAGCAGTAGTATCCACTTTATTATTAGGTCTTGTCAACCCTGAGTTTGAAAATTGGGATCGTTTTGAAGATTTATATCGAATTTATTTTACCCACGCATATATTGATACATTAAATTACAAATATTTACAGTTTGTAGAACTTGGAATCACTAATCTTGCTCGAATCCAAAGATTGATTAATATTCTTTTGGCAATCGTGGATAGTCGAGAAAAAGATTTTAATTCAATGTTGATTATTAGAAATATTTCGTTCGGGTATATGCTTTTAGGTGAACTTGAGAAAGCAGAAGCAGCACTAGAAAGCATTCGAATTTATAATCAAGATGATAGTAAACCAGATAATCGTCAAATCCCCATCAAAAGTTTACAACAACATCTGGGTAGAAAAAAAACATATACAAAAAGAGTATTAAATATGATGTTGAAAAATTATATTTCTGGAAATTTATCCGGGAGCAAATTTCAAACTCAAAAACAGAAAATTTCTACAAGCGACTTGGCACAATTTTTTCAATCCCAAGGAATTCAGGTTAAACAAACCAAACAAGCAATGTTGGAACAAATTGAAAAGTTGAAATCTAAAAAACTTGCATCCGTGCTACTACAAAACTTGTTACGCGGACAAATTAGTTTTCAAAACTTTAAACAAAATTTGTCCAGAATTCCAAAACAAGTATTACAACAGTATGTTACCAAACAAGGAATTGATATAGCGGGTTTGACAAAACAACAATTGGTTCAACGCATTCAAGCACTCGTTCAGCAAAAAAAGAAAAGACAACAGCAATCGGTTCCTCAGCAATATAGAGGGATTAAAATTGATGACATTATAAACATGGAACAATACACAATTGTCGAGTTTTTACAACAACCCAATAAAATTGTCATTCGAAAAGGAGACATGTATTTCGGCTGTGATCTACGACAAATGATTCTAGGTCATGCTGGACGTGAAAATTATATATTCTTTCCACGACCAAATCAATTTTGTATACCTAGGGATCAATTGATACCATTGCTTGAACAAGGACAAAATATATTTGAGGTTGATGAAAGTATGGAACCTGTTAAAGTTCAACTTGATGATGATTATGGAAGCTCTGTAGAGACTAGAATAAATAATATTATTGGAACTCGTACTTTGGGCAGATTAATACTACAACAAGTGCGATTATCAAACTTTGGATCACAACAACAACAAAAACAACAACAAAAACAACAAGTTCAAGAGCAAGTCTATACTCGGGAACAAATAGAAATGATTAATCATTTATTACAAATGGGATATCGACCTCGTCAAACAGTTATTCAAGCATTACAGAATACAGACTTTGATTTAGCTGCAGCAGTTAATTATTTGAGCCCTCAACATGTTGATTAATTTTTGTATTTAAAGATTTTTTATAAATTCTTGTTTAATTATATATGCTTATAGGGCAAGGCTCACAAGGGACGGTATTTTTGAAAGATGATATCGCCATTAAAAAATCAAAATATGAAAATCTTGATAAAATTAGAAATGAATATAAACATTTATTAGAAATTAATCGACGTATTCCAAAGCATTCTCATATTATAAAAGTTTACAATTTTTATAATAATTCTTATTCTATGGAATACCTTCAAGATTACCAACAATTAAGTGA